TTTCCTCGATGGACGTGCGCACCTTTGGCTTTGTAATCGGAGGTAGGGACTGGATTATCAGCCCCTTAACGTCCGTGCTCTTCATGCCGTTCAGCTCAATGTAGTTAATCATGTAACCACCTCCTATGCGTAAATAGCGTTCGTTACCGTTCGCTCCACGAACTTCCCTGCCACCTCGTCATCGAGCACGACGTGGACCCTTCCAAGCGCCTCAACGATGGCGTCAACGACGGAGCTGCCTGCCAATGCCCCGGACGCCCCAGAGAGTCCAGACGTTGCCGATACTCCGCCGATGCCGGTGACGAACCCGGAGGCGTCAGGCATGGCGTCCTGCATCTGGCGCGTGACATTGCCCATCTCGTTCTCGAAGCCGACGCCGATGCCCTGTGCGATGTAACGGCCCACCTGGTCACGGAACAGCTTCGACGGCGATGCGATGCCGAGTGCGCTCTTCATGCCGTCGAGGATGCCGGATGCGAAGGAACTCACCTTGTCGGCAAGCCACCCAGCAGCGCCGCTGATGCCGTTCCAGATGCCGTGCACGATGTCGCCACCGATTGAGGCCACCCTTCCCGGAAGGCTTGAGATTCCGTCTACAACCGCGTCGAACATCGAACGTGCCCCCTCTGCTCCCTTGGATGCCATCTCGCCGACCCACGACGCGAGCCTGCCGATTACGTCTGAGAGGAAGCCCGCTACCCTTCCGGGAAGCTGCGTCAGGTAGTTGACGACGTTGCTCAGGAACTGCGAACCGGCGTTACGTGCATTGCTCGCCATGTTAGATGCCCAGCCAACGACGTTCGAGATTATGTTACTCAGGAAGCTCGCCACCCTACCCGGAAGCTGCTGGATGAAGCTAATGACGTTGTTGATGAACTGCGTACCGGCCTGTCGTGCGTTTTCCGCCATGTTGGAGACCCAGGTCGCGACGTTGCTAATGATGTTGCTCAGGAAGTTCGCGATGTTGCCGGGAAGCTGCTGCACGAAGTTGACAACGTTGTTGAGGAACTGCGTACCTGCCTGCTGCGCGTTCTGGGCGAACTCGATGACCCAAGAAGCTACGGTGCCGATGACGGTTCCCAAGATGTAGCCGATGTTGTACGGGAGGTTCTGCACGAAGCTGACAACGTTGCTCACGAACTGAGAGCCAGCATCCAACGCGCTCTGCGCGAGGTTCGCGGCCCACTCACCTACTGCGGCGATGACTCCACCAAGCCATTCGGCGAACTGGCCCGGAAGCTGCGCCAATGTCTCTCCAAGGCCCTCGAACCACTCCCCGACACTCTCGAACCATCCGGTTACGGCGTCGAGCGCCGTCGTGAACGCCTCTGGAATCGTCTGGGTAAAGAAGGTCGCAATCGCCTCAACGACGTTGCTGAACGTCTCCTTGATGCCCTCCCAGATGTTCGTGACCGCGTTGCGGAAGTCCTCGTTGGTGTTCCACAGAACAACGATTCCGGCAACGAGCGCGGCGATTGCGGCGATGATGATTCCGATTGGCGAGGAAAGCTGCACGGCGTTCAGAATCCTCTGCGCGACGGTAAGCCCTTCGGTTGCTGTCTTCCACTTCTGGAAAGCCTGGACCATCGCGTCAATCTGCTGCGCGACCATCAGCGCCCCAAGGCCCGCCGCAATCGTTGCAAGCAGCGGCGCGATTGTCGGAAGGTTGTCCTTGAGCCATTGAATGGCATCCTTTATGTACGGGATAATCTCGGACACGGCATCAGAGATTCCGCTGATGAAGTTCGTCACGTTCTCGGAGCCGATGGCATCATAGATTTGCATGAGGCCGTCTGTTACCGCTGCCTCCATGTTGCCCATGGCACCCTCGAAGGTGTCGGTGGAGGTCGCCGCCTCCTGCGCCGCGTCGGTGAAGCCCAAGTCCATGATTGCCTGATTGAACTCGTCTGCGGTTATCTCGCCCTTCTCCAATGCGTCGCGGAAGTTTCCGGTATACGCGCCATTCGTGAGAAGCGCTTCTTGCAGCTTGCCGGAAGCTCCGGGTATCGCGTCCGCCATCTGGTTCCAGTTCTCGGTTGTGAGCTTGCCAGCGCCAGCCGTCTGCGTGAGCACCATTGCGACGCTTTGGAAAGTGTCTGCGTTTCCGCCAGCGACTGCGTTCAGGTTGCCCGCTGCCTCTGTCAGTCCCGTGTAATCATCGATTCCGTTTGCCGCGAGCTGGGCGGTAGTGTTCGAGATGGTATTCAGGTCGTATACCGTCTTGTCCGCGTAGTCCTTCATCGCGTCACGCGCCGTCTGAATCTGCGAATCGTCGTAGCCCGCGAAGCTCATGGTCGATTCGAACTTCTTCAGGGCGTCCGAGCTGTCCAGAGCATCGCCGACAAGCCCCTGAATCCCGCTGATTGCGGACTGAATGACATTGCCAGCGAGATTTGCAAGTGCGCCCTTCAGGACGGTGAAGCCACCATTTCCAGCATTCTCTGCCTTTTTCCCTGCGTCCTCGACGGCATTGCCGAGCTTGTCTGCCCCTCCCTTGGTTTCGCCCATGGAGTCCCCAAGATCATCGGCGGATGCCGACGCCTTGTCCATCTGAGAATCAAGCCCGCTGATTTCAGCCTTAGTCTTGTTGATGTCCGTCGCGGCATTGTTAATCTGCGTGCGCATCCTAGACATCGTGTTGGCGTTGGCTTCCTGAGCCTTGGAGCTGCTTTCTACCTCTTTGCTCAGCTTAGCTACGACGTCCTTCTGCTTCTGGTACTCTGGCGATGTCTCGCCAAGCTCCTGACCGATTTTGTCGAGCTTTTCCTGCTCCTCCTTGTAGGACTGCACGAGTTTGTCATGATTAGCCGTTTGGGTCTGGTATTCGGAGGACATCTTTCCGTACTGTGCCTGGAGCGTCGCGAGCTTGCTCTTCTGTTGCTCCAGCTTCTTGTTGAGGACCTCGGACTTCGCGCTGAGTGCCTCGGTGCTCGTATCGCCCTTGTCGTACTGGGACGCCACGAGCTTCATCTCCGAGGATACCTCCTTGAGGTTCTGCGTGATGTTCCGCAGTGCCGCGCGATAGGTAGACTCGCCCGTTAACTTTATTGCCCCTCCGAAGCTTGTCATTATGACACCTCCTTATATTCCCAGTGATAGCCGCCCGCTGTCTTATACCGCTTGTCGCGATTGGCAACATAACTTATCGTCCTTGAGCAAATCCCAGTTTCGCGCTGGGCTTGCGCTGCGCTCTGGTACACATTGCCAGTCTCGATGCACACGACGGGCTTTGATGTTGCTTTAACACAAGCCGCTTGCAGCTTCTTCTTGTGCTCTGCTGGAATTTTCGTGCCGTACATCGGGTTGCCTTTACCGCTAAAAATAGCGCTTTTCTTCAGCCGTGTTTCATCGCTGATTTTCTTACCTTTGTTTGCTTCGCTGATTTTCTTCTTTACGTCATCGCTCCAGTGCTGCCCGTAATGCCAGTGCTTTTCTCCAGCCATAAGGCCTTTGTGTGATTCGCTGTTTTTGCGCTTGCTCTCTTCGCTGACCTTGCCAACCGCGTTCCCGCCAAGCTCGACGTTGTACCCGTTTTCGTGGCTGGTTGTTTTGTAGCGCTTTATAAGCTCCATTTCCTTTTCTTCTGCCTGCTCTTTTGTAAGCCCATCAAACAATATTTTGTGGGTTATGTTATCCCACCCATATTTGAGGATTGCGTTATAGACAGTTTGGCCGTAGTAGCCCTCGCCGTCTCGCCAGCGCCGCGAAACATCTTGACTGGTAATTCCAACGTACTTCTTGCCGTTTGGGAACACGTGCATATACACCGTGTATTCTGCCATTTTCAATCACCCCCACGTTTCACGTGAAAAATCAAAACCATTCCTCGTCGCTCTCTGCCTTTGCGTCGATGCTTGCATACGTCGAGCCGCTTGCTCTAAGTCGCGTCTCTATGTCGAACGTGTCCTTGTATGCTTGATACAGACCACTAAAGCGCCTGAGCGTGAGCCTCCCGACCTCCTTTTCTGACGAAAGCCCCAGCCTCGTCCGTCCCATGAAGTAATACCACGCGAAGTTTATGGTCGGGTCGTAGTCGAAAATCACGTCTTCGTCGTGGATTACTCGTTTTTTGAATCATCCTCTGTCGAGTCAATGACGGTCTGCTGCATCTTGTCCGCCACCGAATCAAGCCCAACCTCGGTGAGAATCCTTGCAACCTTCCTATGGGTCAGCGGCTTCTCGTCGGTGCCGTTCTCGTCATTGTCGATGTCGATGCCCTCGTTAATCATCTCGGTGACGCCGAATACGAGCGCCTTGATGTTTGGCTCCCCGCCATCTTCCGGCTCGGTGAGCTTTCCCCATGCCTCGATGCTGCCGTACTCGTCTTGGATGGCTTCCATAACGTTGAGGTCGAAGACGAGCTTGTAGCTCTTGCCCTTGTACTCGATTGTCTGAATAGCGCTTTTCATCCGTTATCCTCCCTTTTCTCAGAAATGGGCCACGGGCCCTTGCGGCCCATGACCCATTATCCCGCATCTGTGCGCCAACTGCTATGCGCCCGGTGCTGCCTTGAGCTTGTCCTTGACCCAAGATACCGCCGCGTCCTTGGTGTCGAAGGTCTGCGCCGCAGACCAATCGCCGTTCGCGAGCGATGAAGCCGTGCCCTCGATTTCTGACGTCTTGAAGTCAACCTTCTCGCCCTTGGTCTGGTCATCCTGCGACGGCTCGCTGAATTTGACCTTGTACAGGAACTCGCCCTTGTACACAATCTGTCCGTTTACCATCTTGGTAATGACTCTGCCAAGCCCGATGTATGGAGCCGTGTCGTTAGCGTTGCGTACCATCTCGCCCTTGCCATCCGAGCCGTCCTTGACGGTATGGCCGAGGATGGGCGCGAAGATGGTATCGTCATCGTCCGCGACGCCGAGAGTGACCTTCGCCGAGTTGAAGGTCTTGTCGGACTCCGCGAGCGCGTCCTCTGCGTAGAGCGTCGCGTCATTGTTGGTGACATCAACCTTGGCCGAGACTGCCTTGCCGAAGGTCTTTGCGCCGTCATAGGACGGAGTTCCGTCCTCCCCCTCGGTGAGCTTTCCCCACCAGAGGTTTGTAAGTCCAATCTTTGCCATTGTTAAACCCCTCTTTCTTTTGCGAAGTTGAGCGTCACGTGAAAGTACCCCGTGTCGCTCTCGTACATGTCTCCAGAAGATCTGGACGGCTGCCAAGTCCACCCCGCATCTTCGAGAACCTTCTTGACCGCTTCGACAACCGCGTTGAAATTTCCCTTGCTGTAAACGTCGAAGTCGTAGTAGGTGACATACCCCAGCAATGAATCATCGCCGGAGTACGAGCCATCGTCGTACTCGCGCGAGAATATGACGTAAGGCTCGCCGTGCCCCTCGTAGGTCATGAAGCGTACTGGCACCTTGGCGCCGCCAACCGTGAAGTCTTTGAAGATGTCTACGATTTCCGCGTTCATCTAATCACCCTTGATGTAGCGGTCTTGGACTTTCATCATCGCCGCTTCGATTTGCCCCTTCTTGAAGCTCTTCCGCATGAACGGATGCTTCGGATAGGGCGAGTTGCTGCGCCCGTACTCGAAGAGGTTGCACACAAGCGGCGCGGGAACCTTGTACGACTTCTTGCCGTTGTGGTTCATGAAGTAGCCGTAGAACGCAACCTTGGTGTTTCTTCCACCGTCCGAAGGAGTGTAGTACGGTCGCGTAATCTTCAGGCACTTCATGATGTCGGAGTTGTGGAAGCTCGCAGGAACGTTAGCCTTGACGTTCGCGAGGACTGTCTTGGCTCCTTCCTGAGTCATTTCCTCAAGCATCTTCTGTGTGTTGACGTTCAGCTCTTCGAACGTCTTGATTAGGTCAGTTGGAAGATTTGCCTCGAATTTCGCCATCAATGCGTCACCTCCCTGCACTGCATTTCCAATTCTACGTTGGCGTAGTCGATGTTGTTGAGGTACTGAATCTCGTAGCGCCTTCCGTCGAACAGCACGACCATATCACGGTCGATTTTCGTTTTGAGCGGATAGCGGATGGTGAAGTTCGTCGTTGCCGCTTCGAAGCTCGTGCCGCTCTTGATTAGCGTGTAGCCACTTGTCGTTCTCACGCTCGCATAAGCTTCCAGTACCGGTTCGTCAACCGTTGTGGGGAACCCCTCCGCATCGTGCGATACCCTCGGCTTGACGATCTGGATACGGTGGTCGTACTTGCCAGCGTTAATCATCTCGCTTCACCACCGATGGGAGAAGGTTCACCGAGTGCATGTCAAGCGTGCTCTGCACCATTCTGTTTACGTTCGCGGAATCGACGTACAGCGTGCGGTTGTCGTACATGTCCTGGCAAAGCACCAGAAGCACTGGGACGAAGTCCTGCGAGCCGTCCAGCTGCTCCGCCGTAAGCCCAGTGTACTTTGTCATATACGATTTTGCAGCGCCAATAATCGTGTTCAGGAACCCTTCCTCGGATTCTGTCACCTCGCCGACCCGCAGGTATTCCGCAAGGTCGGTCGAAGTGACTTCCGAGACTTTCTCAATCTGGTTCATGACGTTACCCCCTTACTGTTGGGGATTCGCGTCCCCAGACTTCTTGGTGCTCCTGCCGCGAGTCCTCGCCTTCTTGACTTCCTCGATGTATCCAGCCTTGGTGAGGTCGGCAACGATTGCGGCGTCCTCAATCTCCCGCGTCTCTCCCTCGTACATCGAGATGATGCCACTGAAGGACTTGAGCGCCTTATGCATTTGCCATCACAAGCTTGGCAAGCTTCTGAGCGTCCTGCACCTTGGAATCGAACTCGAACCAAGAGATTACGCCAGTCGCGTGCTCGTCAACGTACTTCTCGCGCAGAACCTGAGTCGTGATGTTCTCCGAGAACTTAGTCGCAAGGCCGCTCATATCGCCGTAGTAGATGGTCGTTGCGCCAGCCTTAATATCGGGCATGTTGTCGGACACGTAGACGGGCTTGCCGAGAAGGACGGTACCGAAGGGCGAAGAGATGTCATCGTTCAGCAGGTAGTGACCATCCGAACCCTTCAGCAGTCGGAGCGCCGTGCGCGTCGCGGGGGACATAATCCAGATTGCGTTGCCCTGGTAGACGTCCTTGATGGAGTCCTTCAGCTTCACGACCTCGTCGGCGGTAATTGCGGTCTGCGCCGCAGCGGTAACGGAGTTGGTGAGCTTGGAAAGGCCCTCGACCTTGCCCTCGGTGCCGACAAGCAGCTCATGCTCGATGAATCGAGCGATGTCCTCGCCCATCTGGTTGACCACGAAGGAAACGATGTCGAACTGAGAATTGTTAATCAGGCTGTTGCTAATCTTGCTCAGCGCACCGGCGAGGAAGCCGTCAAGCTCGATGTTGGTGAACTTTCCGTTGGAAGAGGTCAGCGGCGTGAACTCCTCGGCATACGCGACGTTGATGCCGCCGCTGGTAGTGTCGTAGTACGGAATCTGAAGCTTGCCCTTGACGTTGTACTTCTGGGAGCGCTGAAGCACGGGGGAAACGTCGTAGACCTTCTTGATAATCTGCTGAGAGATTGTGGTCGGGATGACCGCGCCGTTGTCGGTCTTGGTCAGCTCCCCAGCACGCTCGTGAATCACGCGGCCACGGAGGAAGTTCTCGAAGGCGCGGGTGTCCTGCTGCTCCTGCGTCGGCTTCGGCTCGCTGCCAGCGGGCATGGGCTCCTGCTTTGGCTGCTTGTCCTCGGAATCGTCCAACTCGTCTCCAATCTTGAGCGCGTCCTTGATACGCTTCACATCGTCGCGAATCTCGACCAGCTCTGCTGCCTCGTCCTCGGTAAGCTCGCGCTTGTTCTCCTCGGCATCCTTCAGGATTGCCTCGGCCTTTGCAACCTTGTCGTTCTTAAGCTCGACAAGGTTCTTGTAGTTGTTCGGCATTGTTAGCCCTCCTTCATCTCGGCAATCATTGCCTTGTACTTGCTGTAATCAATCTCCTGCTTGGTTTCACGTGAGACATCGTCAGGCTTGTCATCTCGCGTCTCTGGCGTTTCACGTGAAACATCATCGTCGGCGTCGAAAGCATCAGAGACGAAAAGCCTGTCCTCCGAATCGTCGCTGCGAGCCATGATGAGCGTGCCGTCGTAGGCTGGCACCTTTGAACGGTCGAGGATGGAAACCTCTTCGAGGTCCAAATCGTTGACCTCGCGTGTGAGCATCCCGTTCTCGACGCCGTTCGTCACGTCGCGGTCGTAGAAGCCGAAAGACCAGCCCACCAGGTCGCCGCGCTTCGCCTTCTCCATGACGTCCTTGTCGGTGATGGTGCACTTGGCACGAAGCCCAATGTTGTCCTCGGTGAGTTCGAGGTTGCCTTGCTTGGTGCTGCCCAAATCACGCTTCCAGTCATGGTTGAGCAGCACGTGAACGTCATCGTTCCTCTTCAGGGCGCGTGTGAAAGCGCCAGCCTTGATTCGCTCGATGAACTTGCCCATGCGTGACATGAGCGGCTTGCTGTTCCGCTCCACAGCGTTGACGTAGCCCTCGATTTCTACGCTATCCTCACGAATGTTAATCTGCATTGATTTCACCCCCTTGCGCAATCTGAGCGCCTTCAGAATCCGAAATGCCTGCCGCCTTCGTGGAGTCCGTGTTCGGGGTATACGTCTCGCCGGTGGTTGTGTCGAAGAGAACGGAGCCGAGTCCGAGGTCGATGAGGTCAAGGCCCTCGATTTGGTTCATATTCTCGTTGCGGCGCATCTCGTTAATCGACATTATGCCACAATCCTTTGCAAGCTTATACGTCTCGTAGCGCTCCTTCAGGCTCGCCTTGATGATTTCGCGGCTGTCGAACGCGAAGAAATAATTTCTCTTCTCGCGCTCAAGAAGAAGGTCGCGGTTGAGCGCCGTCTCGAAAGCCCTCACGATTGGGTAGATTGCGAACTTGTACGTCTCCTCGAAGTTATCCTTGATGTGGAAGATGCCGTTGATTTCGTCGGCCATCGTCCGCTTGTTCTCGTTGAGCTGCATCTCAGTAGACGTGCTCGACGCCTCTTGGAACTCAAGGCCGTTGTTGAGCACGACAACGTTCTCTTCGCTGTTGCCGTAGAGGTTCGCCCACGCTGTCTTTAGCGCGTCGATTTCCTCCTGCCCCAGCTTGCGCTGGCTCTTGAGAAAACCGCGCTTGTTTCCGCCCGCCTTCACCAGACCGAGCTGGTACAGCAGCGTCTGGTATCCCGTCTCCAAAGCCTTCGCGACCTCGACCGTAAGGCCAACGCCGCTTGCGCCATCCTTAGTGTTGCGTAGGAGCTTTACGAACTCGAACGGCTTGTATGTCCCGTTTCCAACGATGATGTCATACGACTTGTGAATCGGGTCGCTGTTGATGTTGATGCTAACGGCGTCGCAATTCACGTAGTACAAGCCAGTCACGTCGTTTCTGCTGCGCTCTATGTAGCAATAGCCGCCCTTCCCCATGAGGTAATCCTCGACCATAGCCTTCTTGAGCTGGAAGCCGTCGAGCGTATCCCCCGTGTCACCGTTGAGCATCTTCGCGCGAGGGTCGTTCTCCATCTCTTCGACCACGCCCTTCTTGGTGCGGTACAGACGCACGGGCATGCACGCCACAGCGCTCGTGATGAAGTCAACCGCGCCAGAGACTGCGGGAAGCATCATCGCCTTGTCGCGGTCGATTGGCTCGTCATTGAGCAGCGCACGCAAGAGCACGTCGTTCACCGTGCCGTCACTGCCGATGACGTTCTCGGCTGAGCGCTTGCGCTCCTTCCTTCTCCTAATCCATCCCATGTGCTACCTCCTAAATTACCTGCACAGTGAAGTCGGGCATCTGCCCAAATACCACGTCCTGTTGCAGCAAGTATACGGCGTTTATCAGGGCAACCACCATATCGACCTTGCCCTTCGACTTCTTTTTCGTGACGTACATGTTGCGGTTCGTGTCGTATGTGCATCGGGCGTTTTGAAAATTTATCTCAAGCAGTCTGTTGTCCGTATATTCAAACTCCTCGTTTAGTATCTTTTCTTTCAAAAGTTTTGTCGGGCTATGGAGCACGCTCGAATGCTGCCTGATTTCAACGGTGTTATAGCCAGCGCCCTCCAGCTTCTGAGCCGTGCTGAGTGCGTTCCATCGGTCGTAGCCGATTGCCTGCACCTGCACGCCATACTTTTCCTCGATGCCGAGGATGAAGTCCTCGACAACCTTGTAGTCGATAACCCTGTCCCCGCAGGCGATACACTTCCCAGCACGAATGAACTCGTTGTAGTCGATTTTCTCGTATGCGTTCTTCTCAGGTATGCGGCCCTCCGGCACGAAAGCGAAGACATCCGCCAGAATGTTGCCATCATCATCGGCGGCAACCATAGCAACCGCCGTGTTGTCATTCGTCTCGGAAAGGTCAAGCCCCAAGTACACCACGCGCCCTCGCCAGTCTATGTCTGCGACCTTGCAAGCCTGCACGTCGGAAACGTCGATGAACGTCTCCGTTCCCTGCCCTTGGTAGATGATGTTGCAGTGCTTGGTCAAGAAGTTCTCGCGTGCCGACTCGACCGCGATGGCATAGGCCCGCTTCTTCTTCAGGTCTTCCCAAATCTCGGGTATCTCAAGCGAGACTGGGTTCGCCTGACGCATGACTAAATCATCCGTCATCCAGTCCTTGGTATCGTCGGGCTCGTAGAGCAGCGCGAAAACCGTATCATCCTCGGCAATGCCGTCGAGAACCTTCTTGGCATACGCCACCTCGTCTTCGAAGGGGTTGTCGATGGTCGGATACTTGGTGCTTATGATGAAGCCTAATTTGTTCAAGATGTTTAGCTGTCCAGACTTCATCGCTTCTACCGCGTAGCTTGTAGGAAGAGCCCCTACCTCGTCCGCGCAGAACGCGCTTGGAAGTCGGCCATCCATCCTCGAAGTCGAATAGCTCAGCGGAACGTATGTTGAGCTTTTCGGAATGAACGTGATGCAGTCTCGCAGGATTTTGAATCGTGCATTGTCCTTGTACTTGTAAACAAGCGGGGACGAGCGAAGCGTCTGAGAGATTGCCTCTCGAATCGCCCTTGAAAGCGCACCGTCTGGTGCGACCGAGAAGAACTCAGAGAATCGCGGCTCGGTCAACATGAGGATGATGAAGATTGTCGCAACCGTGTACGTTTTGAAGTTCTTGCGGGCGATTTCCAGCAGCCCGATTTCGTAGCGCCGCTTCTCGGGATTGTCACGGTAGACAGTGCACAGAACTGCCGTGTACAGAAGCCATTGGTATCCAGTGGTGCACTCGTAAAGCGTCTGTCCAGCCTTCAGACCCTTCGGCATTACCAGCAGCTTGAGGATTGACTCGACCTGGTGAATCTTTGCATCGCTCACGAAGTACTTGTCACTCTTGCCGTCGCAAACGTCAATCCAAAGGCGCATCTGCTTCTTGACGTAGCGCGGAGTCGTGTCGCGCGTTAATGACTTCTTGCAGAAATCATATGCTTGGTTAATCATCATCACCGCCCACCGACACAGCCGCGTCGATGAACCTCTCTTGCACGAACAGGCGTTCCGTGGTTCTCTTGGTCCCGCTTCCCGCCGCGCCGCACATTCTCCATGTCCTCGCTATCTCTACGCAACCGCTTGGGCACGTGTACTCCGAGACGTAAACTGGAAAGTCAACTTTCGCTAACCATGCGTCGAATGCCTTGTGGTCAAACGTCCCTCCATACTGGCTTTGCTGCTTCCCTCTGTATGGTGGGTCTGCGTACACCGTCGCCCCGCTTGGTATCGACACGTCGCGGTAGTCGAGATTTGATACCTCAAACCCTTTCAGCCCTTCAAGACTTTCAAGCCCATGAAGTCTTTCAAGCCCTATCAGCCCTTGCAGGATTCGCACGCTCTCGGCGCTGCCTCCTTTGCCGAGATATGCTTCCAGCTCCGTGATGAATGAGCTATATAAAATGCGCCTTTGCCTTGGCGTCTTGGCAACAATCATCCTTTCCGCCGCAAGCTTTACGCGCTCAATCTCGCGGGAATATATATAGCTGCGAGTGTCGTTTCCGAAGCTGTAGATAAGGCGCGTTGCGAAGTCGTCGCTGTTGAAGAACTGCTCCCGCGTCGTTACCATGTCGGCGTCATGGAACCTGCCGCGTGTCGCGTCTTGGAAGACGTTCGGGGCTGGCAGAATGTCGTTTGCAATGACCCTCTGCCACTTGTTGGAAAGAATGGCCGCATGAGTAACCGCGCATCCGCCAGCGAAAAGGTCAACGAGCGTGTCGCTTGCGGGAAGATTGTCAACAACCCATGATGCAATTCTGCTCTTGCTGCCTTTGTATGGTAGCCCGTATCTCAAACTATTCACCTCCGTTGATGATTGCCATCAGCGGGTCGTAATCCGCGTCGCGTTCCTCATCCTCCTTGGCGAAGCCCTTGATGATTTTCATGAGCGTTGTCACCGTTCTATTGGCGCTGTCCGTTGTCCTATTGTATTCGGTAACGGCGGGGTTGACGTAGATGTTGGCGCGTCCCTTCACGTACTCCTTCGTCACTAGCGTCCCTGTTTCCTTGATTGCCTTTTCAAGCTCGGAAAGGTTGCTGAGCTGAACCTGATACCTCTTGAACGTGGTCACGAAGAAGAAGTTCGTCTGCACGCCCGTCTCTTCGGCGATTTTTAGAATCTCGCGTGCCTGTTCGCTTAGCGATTGCTTAGCCATTCTCTGTACCTCTCTTCATATTTGTCGTTCAGTCTCGGGTTGTTGGCATACGGGACCAGCGAATCGACGTCCATGTACGTGACTTTGGTCTTGTTCATGCTCTGATTGCTCCTTTCTCATGATGGGGGCGCCCGTTCTGAGCGCCCCTGTAGAAAACTCCCAGATAATCAGCCTTATCTGATGATAATCGTAGTTTTCGACACCATAAACCGCACTTTGTCCAAAAAACCCCAGCAGATGAAAAATTTTGTGTCTTCTCTAGGCGGGTAAGATAGCGACCGCCCTCA